AGCATTAACTGAAAGAATAAACAATCCTGATAAAGATAGAGTTGATATTATTTTTAAAAGGTTAGCAGAACCAATTAAAAAGATAGTAGCAGATAGTGGTGATGAATTTTTGAGTGTAGTTAATTCAGAAAAGCAAACTATTACTATTACAGATGATGATGTTGTTTTAGATGGTTCTTCAGTTAGACAGGCGGCTACTTTAACAGCAATGTGGGAAATTAAAGTAGAAGAATATTTCCATCTGCTAGAGTCTGAAACTGGAATTCCTGTTAATGAGACTTTTGAACAAATAAGTGAAGAATTACCAGATATTGCAATTAAAGAAATTTTAGAAGTAATAGAAACTTCTATTAAACCTGATTACAAAACAGCAAAAAAAAACTAAGAAGATCACTCCGTAGCCAAGTTACTGCGGCTATGGTTTTTAACGGTCATACAGAACAATATATTAACTCTCTCGATGAAGAAACATTTACGGAGATTCAGGTTATGTATGCTGATGGGATGCTTGGAAATAAAGGTATATTTGATGCGTTAGCACCCATCACGACCGCTGTATTCAATTACATGCGCGGTGCAAATCAATCTGCATATAAACAAGAACAAATCTTTCCTTGGGTTAATGAATACTCTATTAATCCAGATTTTGAACCCAAACCTGAAGAAGCCGTGAATACAAGTTTATTGGTATACTTGAGTCAGGCGCAAGGATTCAAAAAGGAATATTTTAAAAATGGCAGTTGAAAGCAAATTTTCTATAGATGGTTTTCCAGAGTTGTTTAAAGCAATGGAAGAACTTAAAGAAGAAATAGGCAAAGGTAAAACAGATAGAATCTGGCGTAAATGTTTAGGTTACGCTTTTGAACCTGTTTTAGAAGATGCTAAATCTTTTGCGCCTGTTGATACTGGAGAATTGGAAAAACATATTTATTTAAAAGTTCAAAGACCGCAAGCAAGAGATAAATCTTCTGCCAGTTATCGTGGTGAAATATACATGGCTAGAGTTAGTGTAAGTCCAAAACGTGATGATGCAACATTACATACTGTTATTAATAAACGTGGAAAAGAACAAAGAGTTTGGCGCGGGTTACGACCGGTAGGTGTTTCTCAAGAATTTGGTAATGCTAGAACTTCACCACATCCTTTTATGCGACCTGCTTTAAATAATAATATAGATAGAGTTATTAGTAGATTAGGATGGTCAATTTGGAATGAAGTTAATTGGGGTAAATACGCAAAAGGTAAATCATGAGTGTAATTGGTTCATTATCGGTTAAATTAGGTTTAGTTACTGTAGATTGGGATTCAGCTACAGAAAAAGCTAAACGTCAGGCTAAAGATTTACAAAAATCTTTTCAAGATTTAACTGGAGAGTTAAAAAGTATTGCTTCTGCGTTTACCAGTTTTGGTGGCGTATTAAGCACTAGCGCATTAAGTTTTGGCGCGTTAATGTCAGCAACTTTATCTTATGCTAATGAAGTAAAAGATTTAGCTGAAGCGTATGATTTATCAATAGAAAAAACAGTTCAATTTAGAAATGCTTTACAGACTTCTGGTGGTAGTGCTGAAAAGTCTGGTCAGATGTTAGCTAAGATGTTTAGCACAATTGGTCAAGGTAGAGAAGGCACTGAAAAAACTATAGCTTTATTTGAAAAAGTTGGTATATCTTTTGAAGAATTAAGAACTTTAAAACCGGAAGAAGTTTTAAAAAGAGTTGCTAATGGAATAAATGAAATAAATAATCAAGCAGAAAAATCTAAAGTTATTAAAGAAATGTTTGGTAGAGGTAGTGCTACTTTAATTATGCAAGATTTTGCTAAAGCAATAAGTGAAACTACAGCAGAAAGCAAAAAACAAGCCGAATCCATTAAACGATTTGGTGAAGTATCAGACAATTTAAAAGTTACAATGGACAATTTAAAAATTGCTTTTGCAGAATTGTTTTCACCATTTTTAGGCGAAGGTTTAATAAACATAGAAAAATTTAAAACAATTTTAGTCACTATGGCTAGTGCTGTAATTATTAGCAATATAATAAAATTAACAACTGTAATTATTGAATTAACAGTTGCTTTAAAAAGTGGTGCTGTTGTTGCGGGTGCATTAAGTTTATCTATTGGAAATATAATAACTCCATTAGCAATATTATCATCATATTTTATTGCAGATAATTATTTTTCTGATCCAATTAAAAAGTTAAATGACCAATTAAAAGAAACAGAAGAATCTTTAAAGAAAATTAAAGAAGGAAGTTGGTGGAATTCCTTTGCACCTAAATCTGGAAGTGCGGCAGAAAAACAAACTATTGCTGAAATAGAAAGATTAAAAAAACAAATTCAAACTGAAAAAGATAAAAACAAAGTTCCAGAATCTACTGTTAAAGTTGAAGATGAGAAAGCTGTAGAAATTGCTACTAGAGAATCTGATGCTATGGCGGCAAGAATTGAATTACAAGGAAAAATGTTAAATATTACAAAAGAAATAAACAGATTAAAATTAGATGAAATAAACAATGATAAATATTCTATTCAGCAACAAATCATAAAGCAAAATTATTTTGCTGATGTTGCTAAAGCAGAAGCCGCAAGAAAAGAAGCATTAGCTAAACCAGAAAAAAGCGCAAGAGAAATAGGATTAATTGGCAGTCAATATAGTGCGGCAGTTGCAGAAGCTGAAGAAAAACGTGCGTCTGCTGTAGCTATTCTTACCGCTAATCGTGATAAAGAAATAAGAGATACTTTAAGACAAGTAATATTGTCTAAAGAATTATTTGCATTTGATAAAGAAGGATTTAGTATTAAATTAGATTCTTTAAAAATTGGTTCATATGAAATTCAAATTCTTGAATCTCAATTAGCTACAAAAAAACAAATTGCTACTCTTGAACAAGAAAGTCAGCAACGCATGATGTCGGTTACAGACCCTAAAAAATTAGAAGCTGAATCAATAAAATTAATGAATGATATAACAAAAGCAAGAGAATCAGGAAAAGCTAACATTGATTATATTAATGCGGCTAGAGAAAAAGAAGTAAATTTAATTAGACAACAAATATCATTTGCTAAAGAATTGCAAACTTTTGATATTAAGCGTTTAGGATTAGAAGAACAAAGATATTACATGACTGTTTACGAATATGAAAAGCAAAGCGAAATATTAAATACTCAAAGACGATTAGTAGAACTTGAACAACAAAAAGCAGATATAGTTTCCAGACAAGGAAAAGGCGAAATATTAGATGCCGAGTTAAGTAGATTAAACAATCAAATATCTTTGGAAAAAGAATTGGCTGTAGTTCGTATGCGCGGAGTTGATGCGGCAGAAAGACAAAGAACTTCTTTTAGCGAAGGATGGGACAAAGCGTTTAGAGACTATTCTGAAAATGCCAAGAACTATGGAAAGGTAGGAGAAAGTGCGTTTAATTCTGTAACAAGCAACATGGAGTCTGCTATAGATAGATTTGTTAAAACAGGCAAATTAGGGTTTAAAAGTTTTGCACAATCTGTTATACAAGATTTAATTGCTATTCAAATTAAAATGCAAGCTAGTAGATTGTTAAGTATGGCATTTGGTGCATTTTCTGGTAGTTTTGGTATTAGAGGCGGGGGTGGCGGAACAGCTATGGCAGGTAGTAATTTATCAACATTTCCTATGGCGGCAGATGGTGGAGATATAGGCGGACCAACTATTGTTGGTGAAAGAGGACCGGAATTGTTTATTCCTAAACAACCCGGAACAGTTATTCCTAATAACCAAATGTCATCATTTATGGGAAATCAACCGCAGGTAATTTATAATGGTCCTTACATTGCATCGATGTCTGCAATAGACACGCAATCTGCAACACAGTTTTTGGCAATAAATAAAAATGCCGTATGGTCGGCTAACCAATCTGCATCTCGTGGATTGCCTACTAACAGGTAAACAAAATGAGTCTTACTACCATTTTATCTATAACAGAATCAGTTGGCATTAACGACCAAAGATTTATTGGTCAAATGCTATCTAGAAATCAAAGAATCTCTACTAGCGAGATTTTAACGGTTGTTCCGTTTCAATTTACAATGAAGCCAAACAACTATCAACTTTACTCACAATCTAGAAGTCTGCTAAACAGTTTAAGAATTCCTGATAAAAACTTAGAACAGTATCTAAACTTTGGCGCTACAGGATGGGTTAATTACATTGCGTATCAGGGCGAAATGACTTCAGGTCAAATAGCTACAGGCGCGTGGCAAACTTCCAGCGCAAACAAAACTTTGGTATTAGGTTCTTTGCCTAGCATATCTTCTGGGTCTTACATTGTTAAGGCGGGAGATTTTTGTCAGGTAGGACGATACGCATACATAGCAACTCAAGACGTAACAAGAGGTGCAGGTTCAACAGTAAACATACCAGTTCACAGAACTCTATTAACAACAGTTACAAGTCCTACAGCGGCTGTAATAGGTCAGTATGGTGCAACAGTATCAATGGGCGGAAGTTCATACACTGGAACTACGTTTCCTGTAATCCTTAAAGAGTATCCTACTTACACGTTAATTCCTATGACTAATGACAGTTTTATAAGTTGGTCTGGAAGTTTTACTGCATTTGAGGCGGTAGTATGAACGTAATTGCGCCAGTAGAAAATACAAACAATATTCGATACGCACAGTTTGTAAGAGTAACTACAGCGGCTACTGTTTATAGATTTGCCACAACTCCTGTTGCGATTACAGTTCCTGCGGTAGATGCCGAACCTTTTGATGCGGTTGGCGTTTTAATGGCTATAGGACAAGCGCAGAGAGATATTAAGTCTACCGCTAACGAGACTACCTTTACTTTAGTAGGAATCGATACAGCAATGCTAGGATGGGTTCTAGGTCAAAATGTAAAAGGCGCACAGATAGAAGCGTGGAACGGTTTTTTTAATTCAGACAATGAGTTAATAACTGGAGGCGGAACTGGTGGACTTTATCAATTTTTTAACGGTTACATAACTTCATTTTCTATTACAGAACAATGGATGGAAGAAGTAAGAATGTTTGTTGGAACTATAACTGTTAGCGCATCTTCTATTCAATTGATTCTTCAGAATCGTGTGGCAGGTAGATATACAAACGATAACTCCTGGCAATTCTTTACTCCGGGCGATACTTCAATGGATAGGGTATCTGCGGTTGCTAATGTAAATTATTACTTTGGAAAAACTACATGATAAGACAAGCTACAAAATACGATAAGAATCAAATAATACAAATGATGTTAGAGTTTAAAGAAGAAAGTAAAATTCAGGCTTATACAGATATAAACAATTTACTTTATTGGAATAAACTATTAGATAGTATTCTTGCAGGACAAGGCGTTATTTTTATAGAAGATAACGTAGGTTTAATTATGGGAATTATTACCCCGTCAGTTTGGTGCGATAAAACTTTATGTTTACATGAACTTGCGTGGTATGTTAAACCTTTATATAGATATAAAACTGTTGGATACAAACTGTTTAAAAAGTATATTGAACACGCTAGAGAGTTAAAGAATTTAAGAAGAATTAAAATGTTTACTATGGCTAAATTACATAACAGTCCTAATATTGATTACTCAAGATTTGGCTTTACTAAAACAGATGAAAATTGGATAGCGTAATGTATAAAATTATTGCAGGTCTTTGGTTGCTTTTAATTGCAAGTCCTTCATTTGCTATTGGAGTTACCATTGTAACTTGGGCAATAGGCGCGGGCGCGGCAGGATTTGCGGCGGCGGGTTCGTGGGCAGTAATGGCGGCAATGGCTGTAAATATGGTAGTAGCATCAGTTATTTCTAAAGCCTTTTTTTCTCCTACACAACCTACTAACGGAGAACAAGGAAATCCCGGAAATAGAAATACGTTAGCACCTGCAACCGATTCTAAATTACCTATAGTTTATGGTTCTGCTTATGTAGGTGGAAATAGTATTGACTTGAGTATTACTGAAGATAATCA